TGATCCTGATATATTAGCTAATCTTTCTACCGCAATCGTAACAATTTCAAAGGCCATTGGGAAACGTCCCAACAAAATAGCTTTCACCACAGAAGTTTCTGAAGCTATTGTCCAAGATCCAGTAATTCGAGAAATTTTGAAGTACCATACAACTGAAATGATTACTGGAAATGCTCTTCCTGCGACCTTGAGAAACATGAGGATAACGATAGCAGATGCTCTATGGAATGCATCGGATGAAGGCCAAACTGCTTCTTATGAATATCTCATGAAGTATCATGTTCCCATTGCTTATGTTGAGCCTGGAAATAACCTAACTCTTGGAAGAACATTTGTCAGCAAAGGATTTAAGGTAGTCCGTTGGAGAGATGATGACCGAGAAGGTGAGTTTATTAAGGTCAATAAGGTATATGCTCCGCAGATTATGAGTGTTGATGCTGGCTTCATGTATGATAGAGTTGATACGGGTACGTCTGATGATGACTAATCTAGACAAAGCTTCTTAGGAAGTTCAGAAGATTACCTTTTGATTAAATTTGTATATAGATAGGAGAAAAAAATGGCGAGAAAACCTAGATATTTATGGGGAGTGACTAAGGTTAAAGTTCTTCAATTTGCTCCTTCGACTGGTCAGGGGGCTGCTGGAAAGAGAAAAGGGATGATATATTTTAATTCTGATAATACTTTTCGTTTCTGCGAAAATGGTACTAATTTCGAGATGATCCACGATGCTCTTTCCAGCAGTTCTAGTTCAAAAAGTTCAAGCAGTTCTAGTACGAGTAGTGCGTAATTTTAGAAATGAAGGCTACTAATCTAGACAAAGCTCTTTAAAGAGTTCGGAAGTATACCTTCTGGTTAAATTTGTATATAGAATAGGAGAAGAAAATGGCAAAAACGCCTAGATATTTGTGGGGAGTGACTAAGGCTGATTGTTTTCAATTTATTCCTTCAGAATCTCCCAGTCCTAAAGCAGGAAGGATGTATTTTGATGAAACTCAAAATTTATTTAAGTTTTGTGAAGATGGCATTCACTTCCAGTTTCTTCCAGATTTTCATAGTTCAAGTAGTTTAAGTTCTAGTTCAAAAAGTTCTAGTTCTTTAAGCTCAAGTAGTTCTAGTTCAAAAAGTTCTAGTTCTAGCTCTAGTAGTTCTAGTTCAAAAAGTTCTAGTTCAAAAAGTTTTAGTTCTAGCTCTAGTTCAAGAAGCTCAAGTTCTTCTTCAAGAAGCTCAAGTTCTAGTTCAAAAAGTTCAACAAGTAGTTCAAGCAGTTCTTCTGCTTAATTCATGATCTCAGAAAGGAGAGTAACATGAAAGTAATAGTCAAAAGAAACAATTTAACGTATAGGACTAGAGGGTATAATAAAGATAAGCCCTTTATTCCTAAAATCGGAGACGTCCTCGAACTTCCTCCAAGTATAGTAAAGATTGAAGTTAAGACAGGAAATGTCAGACTACCTTTGGAGGAAGAAGAAAGTAAGACTTCCATTAACGCAACAAAAAAGAAAAAGAAAAAAGTGAAAGATGGCTAGAATCTACTGTGACATAGACCAAGTTAAGAGAGTCCTTCGTACTGGAGGAACTCGTGAAGCAAAGGTGAGATTTTCGGATGCGTATCGAGATCTTAAACCTGATGAAGACAATGCTGGAAATGTTGCTTTAAGCGGTGTTGCCTTTAGTGATGCTTGGGCTGGTCACGAAGATTTTACTTTTGAATTTACGGATTCTACCTCTTTCGATGTCGTTGGCAATGTAGTCGGAGCATTAGGAAACGGAACAATTCAAGCAAGTTTCATTTCTGCAGACAGACTTACAGTCACTACAGATAAATGGAGTGGAGTAGCAGAAGCTGGAGATAAGTGGTACATTAGTTCCTGTTCTGACATAAGTGATGATGATGGTGATGAGTTCATTAGTGATAACTGCAAAAGAATAAATGCTCATCTAGAAAAAGTTTTTGGATCATTATCATCTATAGATTTTTATTCAGATTCTTCTGTCTCCATTCCAGATGCTGTGGAATTTGCTTGCATTAGATATACTGCCTACGATATATGGAATTCTATTTATTCAGGACAAATTCCTCCAGGAGAATCTTCTCCAGTAGAAATGTGGAAAAAGGCTGCTGATGATACTATGGGCAATTATACGTATGGTCATGGTTCTGGGCCTAGATGGAGATCAAGAGATTCTCTAGTAACTGAATTGGGAGTCAAGGGCGTTGGAGATGGTGTTATTGAAATTGATGAACTTTCAGATCCTGCTAATAAGGATTACTTAAGATAATGTTTGAACTAACTCTAGAATTAAAAGATCCAAGTGGAGTTCTTTCAAACCTTAATTCGCTATCTGATTTTGCGTTTCCTGAGGAAGTATGGTGGGGAACACAACAGAGATTAAACAAATACATGAAAGATAGGGTTGCGTCTATCAAAAGACGGAATGTCGCTAAGAGTACGTATCAATGGAGAAAAGCAAAGGCTGCTAGAGGCACTAGGGTCTCTACTCATTTAGGAGAAACAGCTCCTGTTCTATTTAGTAGTAAGGTTGGAATGAGAACAGGGACTCTTCTAAGGGACATATCAGAATCTCTTTCCCCAGGTGTCTATGAAGCAGTAAGCATTAATGAGCAAGGCATTGATAACGGACTTTATCTTTACATGATAAATGCAGAAGCTTTTGATAGAAAGTATCCTATACTGTTTGAACAATACTTAGTCAGAAGAGGAATAATAGAAGAGGGGCTTGCAGAAGTCGATGATTCTCAGGCTCAATCTTTATTAGAAACTTTATCAAATTCTGTAGGTAACTATTTAACTTCTTTATGGTATTCTAATGTCGGCTGAAGACTTCAGAGGAGAGGAAAATCTTTACAGAAATGCAGTTGAAAATTGCAAGGTTGTCTTGAAGAATTTTGCGAAAGATAAAAATAGAGAAATAAAAGCGTATTATACAGAAGATGTTGCCGAGCCAAGAACTCCTTGCTTTGTTATAATGGTCACTGGCTCTGATGATGAAATGAGAAGTGCTCAGAATATGAGTCAGATAAGATACACAATCGGCATAAGGATGGAAATTTGGTATTACCATGGAGACTTAACAGAACAAACAAAAAGAAATGAAATAACTTATGTTTTGTGGGAAGTGAATCAGTATATGAAAGTTAGGATGACTTTAAATGGCTTTGTCCCTAAACTTGGAATAGAAGTTCTAGGAGCTAGGTGGGTTCCTCAGCCAAGAGGAAATAGAGTTTTAGCAGGAGGAGTCATTTCCCTAAACGTAAGAAAATTATACACAGTAAGCATATAACAAGCAAAGATAAAAGTGAAATTTTAAATTAAAGGATAAACAAAAAATGCTTTGTGGGACTCATCATTCTGAAGAAACCAAGAAAAAAATAAGTGAATCAAAGAAAGGAGCAAAGCTTTCTGAAGATACGAAGAAGAAAATAGGAGAAGGAAATAGAGGAAAAGTTCTTTCCGAAGAAACAAAAAGAAAGATGAGTAAAGCTGCTGAAGGTCGCCATGCTTCCATAGAAGCAAGAAAAAAAATGAGTATTGCCCATAAAGGAAGAAAGATTTCCGAAGAGATCAGAAAAAGGATGGGAAAAGGCAATAAAGGGAAAAAGTTTTCTGAAGAATGGAAGGCCAAGATAAGCAAAGCCCACCAAGGAAAAATTTTATCTGAAAGCCATAAAGAAAAATTATCTGAAGCCCATAAAGGGAAAAAACTTTCTAAAGAACATAAAGAAAAGATAAGCAAAAGCAATAAGGGAGCTAAAAGGTCTAAAAAACTTAGAGAAAGAATTTCGAAAACTCTCACGCAGACATATTTAGAAGGAAAAAGAAAAAGGGTTTACAATTTTTCTCGCGGAGAATATTTTTCTAGTAAAAATGATAAATTTTTCTATTATCGATCTTCTTATGAACTCCTTGCTTATCAAATTTTAGAGAGAATGAAAAAAGTGGTTAGATATGAAGCTGAACCTTTAGCCATTTCTTATCTAGATACAAATGGACAAGAAAGACATTATATTCCAGATATTTGGGTTTTATATGATGATAGAACTGAAGAATTAATAGAAGTAAAAGCAAGATCTTTTATTAATAGTCCAGAATCTAAGCAAAAACGAAAAGCTGCTAAGAAATATTGCATAGAGAAAGATTGGAATTTCTCGGTCTGGACAAAGACTAGAAATAGCAGGCTTCAGAAAATGGTAAGGATTGAAGTTTTGAATTAAAAATTTGAAGAATAGGAGGTGGTTCTTGTGACACTTTATGTTGGGCCAGCGGTAGGAAGTAGAGGCCAGATCGGGATTGCTGAAGAAGGTGCTTGGGGAAAACAAACTCAAGAGATGACCAATTTTGTTGAAATGACGAGTGAAAGTATTATCTCAGAAATTGGGTCGTTAATTTCTGACTCTTTGAGACCCGATAGGGCTGTTCATAAGCGAATTGGTGGGGTTGAATCTTGTGGCGGAGATGTTGCTGGAGAGATTGGTCCAAGTGGATTCGAGACTTGGTTCAAACATGCTCTTGGAAGTGTTGAAACTACGAGACTCGATACTGCATTTATTATTGAATGTGGTAATCCCAATGAAACAGAATGTCTTTTAACTATTACTCATGTTGCCGGAGAAGCAACTGAGCTTAAAATAGATCGGACTGTTGATGCAGATCTTACCATAGATTTGACTGCTATAGCAGGAGATACTATTGGGGAAGTGATGGCATTAATTAATGCTGCTCATAACTTACGAGCTTGGAGTCCTTATCAGGCAACTCAGGCAGTCTGGCAAACAACTATTCATGCAAGTGATTATTTAGCTGCAAGTGATGACACTAATTGCCTGGAAGAAATAACAGCCGCTAATTCAATTGATCTGATGAAGATGTTTGATGCAGATGATCATTCAATGACGAGAAGGTGGGTGGTCGGAACTGCCTGGGGTGTTTATCAACATCAGATAGATGCCGGAGCTACTCTTCCTGAAGGAATGAGTGTTGAAATTGGGAGAGATGTTGCTGCGTTCTTATATGCAGGAATGAAGATTAATACTCTCGAACTAAATGCTACTCCTGGTGAATTTTTCACAGGAACTTTTGGGCTAATGGGGAAAGGTGGAACTACGGCTGATACTCCTCTAGCAGCTTCTGGAAATGCTGAACTGCAGAAAGATGCTTTCAAGGTGAGATATACTGGAACTAGTGCTGCTGCAACTCTTGAAATTGATTCAAGCAGTCATCTTGTTCTAGAGCTTGATGGCACAAGCGAAGACCTTTTGCTTAACATAAGCAAGCCATTAGTTGATCCCACCACAGGAATAGTATATAATATTGACAGAGTTAAAGGGTTGGTAGATTATCTTGACAGTAAGTCTTATCTTGATTGTCAGATAGCTGACTATGTAGATCCTGCGACATTATGTACTGATTTGGATACATATGGTTCGACTGATATTACATCCACTGATTATACATGGTTCAGATTTGATGGAGGTAGGAAGGCATTGCTTCCTGTTCTCTGGGGGGATTACATTGGTAGTGATGACGGAGATTCAACTAAGTTCTATATTAAGGTAGTCACTGGAGGATTGCCCGGAGTTGCTACCTTGCAGTTTAAAGTAGAAGGTGGAGCTTATGCTAACTTAACTACTACATCTGATGAATCTACAACAGAGATTAGGTATGGAGCCAATGTAGATTCTGGGTATACAGTATTCTTCCCGGATAATGTAGCTCTTGTGGCCGATGATGTATGGACTTTTGAAACCATTAGGCCAGCTACTGATACTACTTACTCTGGCATTGATCCTTTTTCGGGATACGAAGGAGCATTAACCATTGATGGTAGTGCAGAAGTTATTATGGGCTGGAGTGCCACAATTAACAATAACCTTTATGGAGATAAATATCATCTTGGTGATCGAACAAGAGCTAAACTGCCTGAGCAGAGAAGGACTGTTGAAGGAACTTTGTCTGTTGAGTTTGATAACCTTGATCTATACAGGAAGTTCTTGAATGGAGTTGCTGGAAACTTAGTAATGGCTTTCACTTCTTCAACATACATTAATACCACAGTTCTTGGAAATAGTTCCAGCCAGTATAGCATTACAATAAGACAACCTAATATCCAATTTAATGGAACAACTCCGACTATTGCAGATGAAGGTATCATCTTGGTTGATATGCCTTATGTAGCTCTGTATGATGATACAAATGATGTTCCTGACATTAGGATGACTATTGTGTCAGATACGCCTTATATTTAAAGATTTGTTGCCGTGCTGTTCATGCCCTAAAA